TTTTGTCTGTGATATGTATTAGCTAACTTTGCTAATGTCTTTTTAGGGATCTTGAACTCGTCATATAGATTCTTAAGAACTTCCTTAACGAAATCCTTCTCAGCCTCAACACGAGTCATAGAGTCACTAATCTCGTTTAAAGCACCTTTGATTTTCTTTTTATCTTCTTCTAATAATTGCATTATATACCTTTCACTGTTTTAATTGAGTCCCAACGGAATGATCTCCATTCCTGCTTATCTAAATCAAACACACGTAGTGCGTCATCACTAAATTTTGTATTCTCTGTCTTTGGCTTTTTGTCTTCAGGTATTAATGACTCTGCTAAAGTACAAAGCATGTCGCGATTACTGCCATCCTTTTTAGTAAAGGATACTGTGATGCTTTTATCTTTGATTGAATTTAAGATTAACTGACGAACATTCATATCTTGCATAATAACTCCATTATAATATAAAGATGATTTAATGTAAAATAATTTGGTGGGCCCACATGGACTCGAACCATGGACCAAAGGATTATGAGTCCTCTGCTCTAACCAACTGAGCTATAGGCCCTTTTTAAAGTACACTAGGTCAAATAGAGGTACCTTAGTTTAACCCCTCTAATGTACTTTAAAAAGACTCTCGGAACTACCAGTGCACTAGTAGCTGACCCATCGGAAGCAGTGCTATGCAGTGTCCGCATATATTTTATTGATTGGCTGAGAGTCTTATTCGTCGTAGCCAGGACCATTGAAGTGGGGATCAGCCATAGCGTTTAATAACTGGCGTTCGTCTTCTATGAGGTCATCATAGTCGATTGGCTCTGGTACCGTATACATACGACCCCTTTTAATGTCCTTGACACTAACTACTGTATTTTTATTTTCCATAATATAATTCTACCAAATAAATGAATTAATGTACATGCTTACCACCAACTATCGTAAAATACTTCTTCACCGTTGGCCAAAGCTTCACGAGCCTTAGTGATGAACTCTAAGTCCTTTAATTTGTCTTCGTCACTAAACCTTGAGTCATGACCAAAAAAGAAGCCTTCTGTTTCTGGTAAAGTTTCACCTACAACCTGTGACTCGATATAGTCAAGATCAGCTTCAGTAAGTTGTAACTCAACACAGTTAAACTGAACATCGCTAATGTCCTCACCAGCTAACTCAGCCTTATCACGCCATATCTCTTCCATGAGACCATGAAGCGCGTTGTGTTTACGCCAGTATTGGATCTCTGTTGTTTCTTCGGCACCCTTCGCGCGGGTGTATGCTGTCATATCTAATCCCATTATATAATCTCCTTGATAAATCTTGCTTTAAGTAAACTGTCAATGATACCGTTATCGTTATCTTGCGCTGTTAACATCCAGCCTTCCAAAGTATTACCAGAGAAGGCAAACTGAGGGTTAACAATACACTTATAATAGTGCCCATTCACTTTGAAGGTCATTAAGCAGCCTTTCTTGATGGATCCATAACATCAAACATGATTGCCTTAGCACAGTTGATGTACTGACGAGCTTGATTAGCTGTCTTAGGACTTACCCAACCTTCATCATTGAATTCTGGATCCATGATTTGTTGAGCGTCGCTTAATAAGCCAGCTGCAAACATCATCTCAGTACCTGGAAAAGCTTGTTGTTTTACCATTAGATTTAATTGAGCTTTTGTCATGCCATAAGCTTGAATTTCCCAAGCTAATTGTTCTGTATTTGTCTTCATAGTTTTCTCTCCGTTATTAATTAGTATAGAACCATTATACAGAAAAGGCTAATTAATGTACATAGTCTGGACTAAAATAAATTATCTATATAAATCAATAACTTATAAACCTATGATTTTATTAGTAATTTTCAGCTAAGAATTCAGCTTCGGGGATGCGTGTATGAGTGTTCTGGGAGCCTAAAACCACGACTGATCTCTGGCCCTTATCTGTGGACATAAGCATCGCCAGGCAGCCTCCGGCAGGCCTTGTATAGCCTGTCTTGGAGATCAGTATGTCCTGACGTTTACCTATGAGAGGGTTAGTGTTCTTAAAGACCCAGAAACGCTTCTTGGTCTTAATCTTGATCTTTGCCTGTTGAGATGCGTTGACTAATTCTGGATATTTTGCAGCTTCCTGGACTAACTGTGTTAGCTCCATGGCTGTGGATTTGTTACGTCTATCAAGACCAGTAGCATCATAGACGATGGTGTTGAGTAGGTTAAGCTTAAATAACAAGTGATTCATGTCAGCTATACACCTGTCATATCCACCTACATATAACTGACATAATAAGTCTGCAGTTTGGTTATTTGACTTTACTATGGCCATGTCTATCAGCTGATGGCGTGTTATCATACCAAAAGCTTTAGTCTTGACTGGAGCTTCTATGTTCTCTCCGCTGTTTAATATGGTCATCGCTGTGACTAGTTTTGTGATAGATGCTATTGACCTGACTTCTGCAATATTTTGCCCCGCGATCACCTTTCCATCTTCATCTGTCACCACCCATGAGTTAGCAGTTATGTCTTGAGCATAGCAGTTGAATGCTAATAAAAGTAAAATTAAGAACTTCATTACTTGCTTGTGGCTCGATATACACCGTCCCACTCAGCAGGGAGGCCTTCGTCCATTCGTTCTATCATCTTGTGATAGTAGTCTTTGATAGTAACGTTCTTATCATCGATGAGTTCTTGTGCCCATTCTGTAGCACGTTTCCAATTACCGCGATAGTATTCTTTTAGATACTCTTCATGTTTATGTTTAATAGTCTCGCCTATCGTGTATACCTTAACTCCTTCGGTCTTGCCCTTAACAGCGATCGTATCCATCTCTACGACTGAATAAACTTCTTTAGCATACTCTGCGGTCTTTGTACCTAATACGATACGTACACCATAGTTCTTTGATTGTCCTTCTAAACGGGAAGCAAGATTGACCGCATCACCAAGACAAGTGTAATCAAAACGCTGGCTGCTACCCATATTCCCAACAACCACGTCGCCGCTGTTAATACCAAGTCCCATACCGAACGCTGGTATATTTTCTTTAGCGATCTCTTCATTGAATTTATCCAAATCATTTAACATCTCCAATCCAGTCTTAACTGCATTTAATGCATGATCCTTATCATCTAAAGGAGCATTCCAAAAAGCCATCTGAGCATCACCTATATACTTATCAAGTGTACCATTATTTTCAATGATCTTTGCTGTCATGGCTGTCATGTATCTGTTCATGATCTTAGTCAGACCTTGAACGTCTTTACCATAATGTTCTGAGATAGTCGTGAAGCCACGAACGTCTGTAAACATGATTGATAATTCTCTAGTCTCACCACCAAGCTTCAATAGCTCTGGGTTCTTTTGTAACTTTTCAACCATTGCTGGCGATAAGTATGTACCAAATTGTTTCTTGATCTGTAGCTTTTGGTTTAATTCAGAAATGAACTTAACGGTGTATGCATGACCATAGACAACAGACAAGCTAATAATAGGATAAATGCCGTCCAACAGAATACCTTGATGGGCGAACACGTAGCGAGAAGCGTAATATATAGAACCAATAATACTAATGATAGGAAGAATAGCATATTTCCACCTCGTTAAAAAGATTATGATGATTGATAATACAACTATAGCAAGCATCTCAGCACCATCTGCCCAATCAGGACGAGATATGTTGGCGCCAGATGTTAGTGTATCTAAAACTGAAGCTTGTACATAATGAGGATAGACGGCTCCTCGTGGGGTTGCAACGGGATTGTTAAGTCCGCGTGCCGATAACCCAACGATGACGATACCTCCATCGAATGACTTGGGTAATCCCACAAGACTGTGTTCAATCGGCGTGGAACTCCAATCGACCCATATTCTACCCATTGGGTCTGTGACGACCTTGGCGAAGCTAGGTATTCTGACAGCTTCAATCCCGTTTGCGTTTGACTTGACTTGGAAACTTGGGTCTCCAACTGCAACACGCATTGTTTCAAGACTGATACTTGGGTACAATTGGCCATCACTTGCGACGACCATAGGGATACGACGAACAACACCATCAATTTCAGGTAATACATTTACGACTCCTATTCCAGCAGCTTTGCTGTTAAATGATGATATATTGGCTTGAATGCCCGGATAGTTTACTGCATGATCAGAAGCTTTGCCTCCGATTTCTGATACTCCCGGTCTAAATGCACCAGGTTTTTGTTTGTCTGATGTTGCGACTTGTGGTAATACTACAGGATGCCTAGTAAGGGTATCAGCCAGTCCAGCATCTTTTCCAAACCTATCACTATCAGGCATAAACAGATTAAAGACAACAAGACCAGCCCCACGGCTGTAAAGATCTTCGATGATATTTGCATATTGGGTCCTTGGAAATGGAAATTGCCCAAGGTGTTCTATAGACTTATCATCTATGTTTACGACATGGACTTGTTTTGATTGTACTACAGGTTTACTTGTGATCAGCGTGTCAAAGTATCTAAGACGAACTGACTCTACAAATGATGGATCTGATACTCTAATGCCTACTAAAACTAATAGGGTGACTAGTGCAAACCATGGGCTAAGTAATTTTTTCATATGTTTATTTATTCGTATGTTACTGTATCGCTATCACCTAGTCTCCATTTAGGATTAGTCTCTACCACATACTTCTTGGTGCAGACTTTAAAATCAGGGAATAACATCTCTTTTGGATTACTTGCTGCATCAAAGAATATACACCTGTTATTCGGCTGAGCAGCATACTGTCCATTGTTTAGTTGTATAAAGTTAAAACTCTTATGATCTTCTGGAACTTCACTGTAACTCGTATCTAGTATGTTTAAGTCTGGAGCTGAATTATCTACCGTAAACATATAGTCACCATGATGAAACTGTTTATCTTTAGCATACACCTTACAGCTTAAGTTCCTTAAGAATGCTTTTTGTATGACTGCTATGTCATAACTAAAACAATCCCATATCTGTAAAGTGTCTAGTGATAAGAACTTTTCAGGTTCTAGATCAGTCGTTCTACTTACATAAGCATGCAACGGCAACTTATCATATAAAGCTCCGTATCTTGGGAAGTATGACTCTATCCTAAATGCTTGACTACGAAGGCTCTTGATACTAACCCATATACATGACTCATATTCGCCATGACCAGATTTAAAATCATATAAGAACTCCTTACGAACATAGCAATGTACTGGAGGCAAGTTAGCTACAAGGAAACTCATATTGACATTATACTCCTATAGTTAATTAAAGTAAAATTATTTAACAGCTTTGATAAATATATCAAAACAATTTTTCCAAGTCCATGTTTTAATAGATAATTCTTGTACTTTAACGTTATCTAATGACTTACATTTTTCTATAGCAGACTGTAACCCATTGCCATACATGCTTAGATATCCTGTAACACCATATTCAATGATATCTTGTGGACCAGTTACCCTATATGCTGCTACAGGTAATCCATTACATAAAGCTTCTATGATAACTATACCAAAAGTATCAGTTAGACTTGGGAAAACAAATATGTCGTTCTCTACATATATTTGCTTTAATTCATCTCCAAATTTATAACCAGTAAAGTTAACCTTTCTGTATTTGCGGATCAGCTGAGGTAAAATAGGCCCGTCTCCGACTACAGTGATATCATACATATTTTGTAAATTACATAAGTCTTCTAAGTTCTTTTCTTTGCTTACCCGACCTACATACAAAATCTTTGGAGGCATATTCTTTGTTTTGTCTTTACGCTTTTCTATGAGATCTTTTGATACGCCTCTAGTCCATATAACTAGATTTACAAACCCCTTAGATTGCAATTCTATGCTCATCGATTCACTCGGTACTAACACAGCTTTTGAATACTTGTGAAACCATTTAAGATACCTATATGTGATAGATGTAGGTATCCATAATAATTTTTTTAAGAATTCTGGAAACTTAGTATGATACGCTGTAGTGTATGGTATCTTGTTTGCGTCACAGTAGAACTTTGCAAATAGTCCTAGCGGTCCCTCTGTCGCGATGTGAATACGATCCGCACCCATCTTCTTAATCTTACTGATAAAGAACGAAGGAAGGGAAAGTTTGACCTCAGGATAAAAAGGACAGCTAATATGACGGAACTTCCCGGGATCAAGATAAACAATACTATGACCAGCAGAAACAGCATGATCCTCAATATTTTTGTATGTAGTGACAACGCCATTGACTTGATCTCTTAAATTGTCTGTTACTATTAATATCTTCATATGATCTCATTCCAATAAATTATTTCCCATTTACCATCTTCATGTTCTACAAGAGCTGAGCATGATTCTACCCAGTCACCATCATTCATGTAGATTATTCCATTGATTGTCTTAATCTGTGGAGTATGGATATGGCCGCAAATAACTCCATCAAAGTTTTTTCGTTCACAGTATCCTGCAAGGTTTTCTTCGAATTTGAATACAAAATCTATCGCTTTCTTTACTTGATGTTTAAGAAACTTACTTAATGACCAATAACCAAACCCTAACCTATGTCTTATGTAGTTAAATTTAGTATTGATCCATAATACACAATCATAAGCTGTATCGCCAAGAAACCCAATCCATTTACCAACTCTTGTAATACCATCAAACATGTCACCATGTGTTACTAAGAATAGGTTTCCATCAGTGTCTCTATACTCTGCTTGGTTACATATAGTAATAGAACCTAAAGCAAACTGATTGACGAATGGTCTAAGGAACTCATCATGGTTGCCAGTCACATATGTAACCTTAGTTCCACGTTTAGCATAACCTAGTATCCTACGGATAACATTAGTATGGCTTTGCTTCCATTTCCATTTGTTCTGCTGTATCTTCCATCCATCTATGATGTCTCCTACTAAGAACAGATTATCACATTCATGGTGTTTAAGGAAATTATTAAGTAGATCAGCCTTAGCATCCTTAGAACCAAGATGAGTGTCAGAGATGCAAATAGTCTTATACTTTTTCATTTGTTATTTATCTATGGTTGTGTGATGCTTGTTGAGCAACCTGCAGCAGTAACACAACTTTGTTGGATACTGTAAACTTGATTAGTTGATCCTGACTGATTAAGGTTTAATGTAGCTGCTCCACCAGAATTTGTTAAGTCTATGGTTGCTGCATGATTACCTGAACCAGACTGAAGTATGGTCGTGTTATGACCAGGACCAGTTAGTTTAAGGTCTAAGTAGTGTTGACCAGAATCTTGCTGAGTAGTCGACACAGTGTTATTATTACCAGTTACGCTTTGAAATAAAGTCTTGCTACCAGATCCAGTTTGTAAGTTTAATATACTGTTATTGCTTCCAGCCACAGTCGAATGATTAAAATGACCAGATCCTGAAGTCGTCCCATCCACTTGTCTTGTAGTGATATTGTTTGAGCTACCGTTTAGGTTAAAGTATAAGTAATGATTATTACTATCAGCCAAAGGCGTAGTGCCATCAGAGTTCTTTCCTTGTTTCAAGTTAAAAGTATTATTATCTCCCGTAGAATATAGTTCTATCCTAGCTTTACCCGTAACTGTAGCTCCTTGACTAATATCAAAGGTGTTGTTATTTCCAGACTGTTCAACGTATATCTCGTTACCATGTTGTCCTTGTCTGATAGTATTTGCATTGTTCTTTGTAGTCGTTTGTGCTGGTGTTATTCCAGAACTGTAAGATGGGCCTGGAGCTGGAGGAGGTGGAGCAGAGCTACCAGCATTTGGTGTTACTGGTGTAAACGTTTGTCCATTGAGTGTAGTAGTTCCTTGCATGACGTCTATGAATAAGATAGGACTCAATGCAGTGTCACCTAAGTTAAACGATGCAAAGCCTAAAGTATAACTACCATTTTCTGGAACAGTAAACTGAGCTACTTGCCATCCTGTAGCTCCATAACTGCCTGTAGCATAGTTACCGGTTCCAGGATTTGTAAAACCTAACAATGCATATCTTTGTGCAAGGTTGTTTAGTGTTGGCATGATATTAGCATTACTAGTGTGTGTTAGTGTCATGATACTACCGTCATTATATGGTGTGTAGTCTGTACTCAAGTATTGCCAAGCAATCGTGTATGTTACACCAGTTTGTAACGTAAAAGTTTTTTTCATCCAGCTAGAATTAGTTGGAGTAGGGTTTCCACCTCCACCGTTTTGTGATTGATATGTCAGGTATTGTTTAATAGCAGTATTTTCAGTGCCAGTCAACCCTAAGCTGCTGATAGCACTATCAAAAGTAACAGTGTTTGAAGATCCAGCTTGTATACTAGCCATATAAGATCCATATGGGTTTATGTTCCACGTCTTACCTCCACCTGGACTATAGTTTGTAACTCCTGTGGTAAGAGCTACACCCACTCCTGTAGAACTCCATGTACTCTTCGTAGCGGCTAATGTTCCAGAAACTGTCCACCCGTCTATGCTATTATTTTCAAAGCCTATACCTAAAGTTTCAGCTTTTGCACCTAAGCAAAATAACAATAGACTAATTTTGAGTAGCGTTAATAACCGTGTTACCACCATTGTTAATCCTATTCTTGATCTCTACTGGTCCTTGAGTTTGTGTTATGGTTGTATTTTGATTTTTTGGAGTCGTGATGCATTGTACATCTCCGTTACCTTCACGACATAATGTGACTTGTAGATCATCGACTTCAACTAATACACCAGAAGTTGGTATATAATCTGGTAATAATCCAGACTTAGTCTTACCTAATAGATCTAATTGAGCTGCTAATTGTGCATTGATGATGTCTAGTATGTTTGCTAATAAATCATTATCTAAGAAGTTTCGATCTAGCTTGCTCTTATATGTCTCAGCTGCCTGTTTTTCTAACACGTTTATGAGTTTGTTCTCCGCTAAGAAGTCTACATCTAGTGCACCTTTTACTTCAGATCTCTTCTTAGATTTATCTTCATCAGACTCTCTAAGCTCTTTTGGTGGACTTAATATGAGTATGTTACTTATTTGAGTTTCATCTAAGTTTAAAGTAACTGGTTTAAACGGCTTACTATCTCTGTTATCAACCCTCGTGGCTTGAAACGGTTGATCTAATACAACTTTGCCTTCGTCTGTAAGTACTTCGATCTTACCAGTCTTACAATCAAGTATGACGTCTTTATAATCTTTAGGACAACTTGGTAATAAGATTATGGTGCTCCTACCTAACTCGTCTACTGTAGCAGTAAAGTCTGTACCTCTGACTGCGATAGTAGCGCTTGGTGTATTGATCTTAACGTTGTCTGGGTTATTATGTGCGACTGCACCTGATGCATAACGTACTGTGCCTAAAGCGACCTTCATTGCAAGCTTACCACCCTTCTTGCTATTAGGGTCATACACAAAGTCATCGATGACTAGCTTACTGTTTTCACTTACTTGTACTCTTGTGTCGTCAGCAAAAGTTATACCTGTTTTGCCTTGAGCCGTCTTGACGACGTCGTTCATCTCTACACCTATACCTTTATTTCCGGTAAGACTAGAGCCTTTACGTTGGATGTTTGCGGGGGTGTTTTGAAGTTCAGTTATACTACCCACGGCCGCAAGTGTTAGTTGCGGCCAGAGCAATATGATACATATTAATTTCCAGTAGTAATGTTCCATGTATTACCGCTTCCAGAACTCAATACATTAACTGTTGTGTCAATAGTTCCAGATTGAGTAACACCAAACGTGTTACTAGATCCAGTTAGGTTTAGTGTAAATTCATGACCATTAATACCAGCAGTACCAGTTTGCGATAGTGTCACACCATTACTTGCGCCAACAGTAGTTACGTTAACTTGACCTTTGTTGCTGCTAAGAGTACCAGTAAATGTATTACTTGCACCACCAGTCATACTAATATTACTTACTGTCTCGTTTGCATTAATAGTAGCAGTGATACTGTTAGAAGCTCCACCTGATGTAACAGCAGTAAAGTCATTCTTACTACCTAATACGTTCAAGTTAATGCTTGCACTGTTACCAGTTTGACGCACATCTATGAAGTTACTTCCACTTGTACCTGAACCAGCATTGTTACTGTTGATGGTTGCTGTACCATTATTACCAGTTACATAGTATGTTAAGTCGATACCATACGCACGACCAACTGCTGTACTTACGTTTAAACCTAAGTTTAATGTGTTAGTACTACCAATTTGTTGGATATCGATTACACTGTTGTTACCATACATCTTTGCTGGTGTTGTGTTACCTGTACCAACTCCTTGTATGCCACGTATGACGTTACCTGCACCAGTTTGTATCACATCGATGGTGCTGTTATCACCACTTTGATCAATGTAGATACTATTGTCTGCAGCCCATGCATTGAAACTTAATAATAAAATCATGATAAAAAGTTTTAATGATTTTATCATCATCTTTCCTTATTGTGGTTGCAAGGGTTCATAGGAGAATTCCCAGATACCTTTCTTGCTACCTTCTTTTATTAACTCTACTACTGCACTCTCTATAGCAGCTTTTACTGCTTGAGTTCCAGGCTCATTTATGGTTAACCCACTTTCTATCTCAAATGCCTGTGTTCCATCTTTAATAAACTTTAATACTGCCATGCTATCACTAGCGCTGTAAATAGTTTTCTGTATATTTACAGCAGCTAAAACTTTACCAGAGTTTACACTAATAACTCTAAGACTTACTGTTACTATGTCTTCGCTGTATTGTGTCTGTGGTCCAATGCCTAACATACGTGCAGCACTACCACCACTCTTAACGCTTGTATCATATCCAGTTATACCACCTTCTACGATGACACCTGCATAAAGCATTGGACCTAACGGTTTAGCTTTAGGACCATCATACGCCTCACGCATCTGACGAATTAGTTGTCTCTCTTTAGTCAAGCTATCGATACCTACCCTTTCGACGACTTCAAACCAAACACCTTTACCTACATCTTGTAAAGCCTTTATTAAGAAAGCCTCGGCTCCTTGTGTTACCGCTGAACTAAGGTTTGCAAAATTAGCAGCAGGTCTTCTTTGACCAGTCTTATCAATAAACGTATATACAGCTACGATAATCGGTCTACCAGCAGGTGGAGGTATAGTATCAAACTCTTTTTGCATGATACTCTTCACCTCTACAGGCTTTTCTGGTGTAGTGACTACGCGAGTAGTTGCACAACCAGCTAAAAACATCAGCGATAATAAAATTAGTAGTTTATACATTTTAGAATTGCCACTGTCCTAGTGGTATAACAACAGTCGTTGTGCTGCCTAGATAGTCAGTCACGTTCATTGTGATCTCAGTACCAGTCCTGTTCCAATTTATGATGTTACCTTCGAAATTTAATGTACCACTTGTTGCACCACCATCTGCAAACATCTCTGTTGCTAGGTTTTGACTAATCTGTGCATATATACGGCTTTCAAGGTTGTTAAGGAACTTAGCTACATTAGTGTTGTTAGCATCGTTTTTTGCTTTATCTAATGCAGCTTGGATCTCTTTCTTGATATTATCTTTTCGTGTTCGTTCTTGATTTTCAATAGTCAATATGTGGCTACTGTATCCATTTCCATTAAAGGATGGATTCTTGAACGTATAATCAGGGAGTGGTTGGGCCTGAGCGACACAACCTATCAGTAAAATACTAAGACTTAGTATCCTTATCGTGAACTTCATTTTCTTCCCTCTCTCTTAAAGACAAAATGACATTCACTTTTTGGTTGAGCCTGATCAAGTCATTATCCAACATGCGGATACGATCGATCAGTTCAATTAAAACTTTATTTGATTCACCTATTACAGGGTCTATCTCTTCAGTTACCCATTTCCATATATAGTAGACGAAGTATCCTAATCCGCCTGCTGCAACGATGGGAAACCCATACTTGCTTATTAAGTCAGCTATATCTTCCACTAGTCTCTCCTAGCGTCTGACTGTTCGGCCCTCGCGATCCTATCTAGATCTGGTGGTATACCTAATGCATGAGACACCTTAGTATCTATGCGAATAACGTCGTGATTCATTGCTGCTACCCGTCTATCCAAAGCTTTAATGATGTTAGACATACCCTTTACTGAGCCTGTCACCCCATCAAGGATAAATTTAACGGTAAGAAACACAAAATATCCAGCAGCACATGCTCCGGCTATTGGGAATCCTACATCAGCAATTAGTTTAAAAATATCGCCCATGTACTATTTATAATAGTTTAGGGTCCGTATTTTTTATTTAATCTTTCTAATGAATTCAAAGGCTTATGATTAAGTTCGTCAACTTCTTGCTCAATGGTCTTTGAAGGGGAGACATACTCATCTGGATCATAATGTGTTCCATCATTCCATTCTGCTTCCTCTGGTAGAGGTACAGGATCAGGTTCAAGCCACTTACGTTTACGGGGTTTTCTTTTTGGTTTCTTTAAATCAATAGGATAATTCAGCCAAGGTGATAGATCCTCAGGAAGTTCTTCCGGCTCTACTTCAGGTTGTCTTTTTTTTAAAGACCAGTTTACTGCCACTAGCATAAGAACTGCAAGCGGATCAAACACCAAGACGATCATGATGATGACCCAACGGACAGCTTTTTCCAGCATGTTCTGGTCTAAGGTATCTCCATAGATTAAAGCTGCGATATACTTAACCGGACCAACTTCAGCCTCGACCTTACGAGCTTGAGATGCGACAGGAGCTCGCTCAGCTTGTAGTTTAACTATAGATGCCTGAGCTACAGTGATCTCGTTCTGTAGTTTCTTACGTTCAGATGATTGAGCTCTACGGATCTGTACTGCACGTTCTGTTCCTTTATCGTCTGTAGTACGAGCAAGCTTCTCGTCTACCTGAGCGTCCATTTGTTTTAATGCTTTACGAGCTGCTTCAATGTTCTCTCTTTCAGTCTTGATCTTGTCATCAAAGATCTGGACCTGAGCTGTAATATCTCCAGCTGGAACTGCTTGGTCTAAGTGTGCCTTTGATAAGAAGCCAAAGATACCCATAGATGTTAACATCATGAGGATAACGATAGCAGAAGTAAAGTATGCTTTGAATGAGAATGGGACTTCATCCCAGTTCTGGTATAACCATGACGCGACGACCAACTTAGATACTTCTAAGATGCCTCCCATGATGATGATAGGCACCACAGCTGCAGCGAATATGGCAGCTAGTCCAGCGATCGAGTAAAATGCTGCGATTGCGCTTAATGAAAGCGCTGAGATTAACATTACTGTATTCATACTTTGCAGACACACTTGGCTGCTTTTACTTGTTTATTTTGAAGATCAGCGATAGCTGCTTTAATAGCATCTTCAGCTAAAACTGAACAGTGAATTTTTACAGGAGGTAAAGCTAATTCTTCCGCAATATCTGAATTCTTGATTGCAATTGCCTCGTCAAGTGTTTTGCCCTTGAGCCATTCTGTAACAAGACTAGAACTGGCAATAGCAGAACCGCAACCATAAGTTTTAAACTTTGCATCTTCGATAACACCATCTTCTCCTACTTGAATTTGTAATTTCATGACGTCACCGCAAGCAGGTGCACCCACCATCCCTGTTCCTACATTTGGATCTGCTTTATCAAGGCTTCCTACATTTCTCGGGTTTTCATAGTGATCTAAAACTTTATCTGAATAAGCCATATTATGCTGAGAATGATGAACCGCATCCACATTTACTTGTAGCATTTGGGTTCTTTATCTCAAATTGTTCTCCCATTAAAGATGTTTTATAACCTATCTCTGCACCTGTTAAATACTGCATGCTCATGGCGTCTACTAATAGTTTAATACCATATTGTTCTATGACAAAGTCGTCTTCATTTTGACATTCATCAAACGTGAACCCGTATTGAAATCCGGAGCACCCGCCTCCAGACACGAATATGCGTAGCAATAAATCTTTGTTTTCCTCGTCAGCTAAGAGAGTTTTAATCTTATTAGCAGCTGATTCGTCTATCGTTATTTGATCCATATATATTATTTATGTTATAAGTTTATAACCATCTATCGTTTTTTAATGTCCAATCAACGACTTCTTTGATACGTTCTTTAAGCGATATCTTAGGTTCCCACCCAAGTTCTCTTAATAAACCACCATCTAAAGCATATCGTAAGTCATGACCGGGTCTTGCACTATGAAAGTCCGATAACTCATAGATAAGTTTTTTGCCTTGTGCATCAGATATAATTTGTGCTAATTGTAGATTATTTATTTCTTCTTTACCTACAACATTGAATTTAGAACCATTGTATTGATCTTTTAGATTTAATATGAATATTAAAGCTTCTGCAACATCTAAAGCATGTATATAACATCTGCTACCAGGAATAGTTTTAGTTGGATCTGAGTGGATGATGATTTTTTCACCATCTCTTACACGTTTGATACAAACCGGAATATATTTCTCAGGATGTTGTCTCTCCCCAAATACGTTCATGGTATGAGTAATATAAAGAGGCATCTTGTATGTATTAGCGAATGCAACGGCAAGCTCTTCACCGCCAGCTTTTGAAGCTGAGTATGGATTAGAACTATTATATCTGTCATATTCTTTATAATTTATACCATTTGGAGCAGGACCAAACACTTCATCTGTTGAGAAGTAAATGAACCGCTCTAAATTTGGTAATGTTCTTGCATAGTTTAATATGTTACATGTACCAACAACATTGTCCATAACAAACTCCATAGGGAATTCAATTGATCGATCCACATGGGAACCTGCAGCAAGATGTAAAATGATATCTATATCACCTATTGATTTGATTATTTGTGAATTTAATTCAGCTTTAAGATCATGAAACACAGTTTTAACTCTTCCGTCGTTTGGAACAACTTCAGCTAATCTATTTAAATTTCCAGAAAAATCTAATCGATCTAATGTTACTACATTCCAATCAGTAGTATTTAAAATGTGGTTAATTACATGATGTGCGATGAAACCAGCTCCGCCTGTGATCAATACTCTCTTCATAACTATTTTCTTTTTAATTTAGCACGAGTTTCAATTATTAGTGCTTCTTGGATACGGATCTTGTTATTAAGTTCATTGATCTGTGCATTAAGACTGTCTATCTTAACGTTTAATTTATGATCTTCCTCTTGAACATTATCGTATCTACTATTGGCAAAATTTATTTTTTTATCAAATTCAACTAAGATATTTTCATAGTGCTTTGTTTGGATATATGATGCATACGCAAAATAACTTGCCACTACAGCTATCAGTGTTATCAATAAAAATGCTAATCTAATCTTCATACTTTATATGACTCCTATGTACTCTACAATTTATGATCCCATTATACCACATATCAGGGTGCTCTAATACTTCATTCTGCATTTGGTACTTGGCCTCAAAATATGAGGCCGTTCCCTTAGACAAACAAAACATGAGTATTTCCCGTTTGAACTTATCTTCACCCAATGCTTTGACATCGTCTTGTATTTCTTTACTTGAAGACCAATAGGTCTTCCAATCTGAATTTATCTTGCTACGAATCTTTTTCTTTTTCTTTGTACCATTCTTAAGCGTAACGGTCTTCACTGATGTCTTACTAAACTTTGATAACTTCTTACCGATGTATGCTTTACCAGTAACTAAGTTAGTTATGATGTAAACGAATCCTGTATACTTCTCATCGATCTCTTCTACTGGTTCGCCCTTGTAGGTCCATGTCATTCTTCGTAGTCGTCTTCTTCGTCAAATATCTCTGCACCACATACAGGACAAAATACTATGTCCTCTACCGTGACATCATTAGTCTTTACGGTAATCTTACCATGACTCTCACAGTTAGTGCATTCAAATAATTTTGTTGCCATTATTGGGCTCCACCCCATACATCCTGCCAAGAACCTTTCAATGCACCTTTGGCATAGTCTGTAACGCGGTTCTCAAAGAAGTTACCATGAACTGGAGCATTGATCATCTCCTCTACCCATGGTAATGGGTTCTTTTTAACTTTAAAGATACCTTTTAATCCTAATGAGATTAAACGTCTGTCAGCGATGTAACGGATGTATTGTTTAACGTCTGCTGGTTCAAGTTCTCTCATGTGTGTACCAGAGAATGATAGGTCGATGAACTTATCTTCGAGTTCAACCATCTTCTCTGCTATAGTATATATACGACTCTTAAGATCATCATTCCAGATCTCGTTGTTCTCTTTGATAAACGTCTTGAATAGTTTAATCATATTCTCAGCATGCATGGTCTCGTCTACGATTGACCATGTAACGATCTGACCCATACCTTTCATAAGTCCATGTCTTGGAAAATTAAGAAGCATAATGAAAGAACTAAATAACTGCATACCCTCCGTGAAAGCAGAGAATACTGCGATGTGAGTGGCAGTGCTATCAAGATCGCCATTTCGACTAGATAGGTCAGTAACGTAATCGTGTTTATCTTTCATCTCTTGGTATTCCAAGAATTCATTGTACGTAGATTCAGGCATACCTAATGTCTCAATCAAATGAGAGTATGCTGCGATGTGTAATGCTTCACGAGCAGCAAACCCCATAAGCATCATTCTAATCTCTGGTTGAGGGAAGTATGGTAAGTAGTTCTTTACATATCCACCAGCAACGTCGATGTCTCCTTGTGTAAAGAACCTAAATATGTTTGTAAGGAAGTGTTTCTCTTCAGCAGTTAGTTTCTTTTTCCAATCTTTTACGTCTTCTGCCATCGGAACTTCTGTATGAAGCCAGTGTGCTTGTTCGTGTTTTAACCATGATTCATATGCCCATGGATAGTTAAACGGTTTGAAATACTCTCGGGTATCTGTTAGTTTATTTGTCATCTTAGAAGTCTTTTAGTTTTAATTTAGTTTTTTCGTAAGCAATCCATCTATCAGGTAACTTTGGCGAGAAGTTTATGCCAGCTCTTTGTTCTATAGATTCAACAGATACTGAATAATTATCTATGAGTTTTGGATCTAGCTTCTCATTAGGAAATAAGAAAGCTATTTGACTGCCTGTCTTTGGATCGATGATGATCTTGTATACATGTGATGGTACAGAAACCTTATTCATCATTAATGGTGCACCTTCAAACAAAGCTCCAGTGATTACGTATACTTCACCTTTAACTTGTGCCCAATATCGTACGTTCTCTTCAAGGTATTTCCAAATACCACGATTATTACCTGGCACTTGTGGCATCATGTTAGTTAGATAGAACGATTCAGACATAGCAGTCTTATCAAATGTCATGTCTGCGGCTGGAGCAATATGACCACGATCATATCCCATACCAGTATAATCTGCAAGCGTTTGTCTATGTTGTACAGGAACTTCTGGATCTTCTCTGAATTCGTCTTTACGTGGTGCGTTCTTTACTAAGTTTGCTGGAACTACATGTTCTACTGCATAGTACGCAACCTTTGTAGCATAGTTATAGTTGACTGCATAACCGATACGACATAAGTATTGGTTATTACCATCTTTTAATGCTGGTGCACCTTGCCATACATGCTGTGGACACTTGTCATCTATTGGGTTTGCTGATGCTAATGATGTAAATCCTAATAGTAGTATTGCTAAAAACTTCTTCATTCCTCTGTCTCCAAATATATATTACATTCACTTACCGTAATATCCATGATCTTTACTTTCTTGCCATTTATCTTTACATAAACATGCGGCTCAACATATCTTTTCTTTAATGTTGCTGCATTGTTAAGCCCTATAAAAATATCACGGCCAGCGTCTTTTAATCTTTTCATCATTCCTTCTAGTTGCATATTATCCCTCGCACGCTAAACAAGTTTCGCCTTCTGTCATAGCTTTTAAGTCGATCTCTGCGATAACTTCACGCTCGATCTTCTTAGCTACCTTATCAGCCTTAGCGATCTTATCTGATCTACAGTAGTACATAGTTTTAAGTTTTTGTTTCCATGCTTGGAAATGAACTGCATGGATATATTTAATATGAGCGTCAGGTCTAAAGAATACATTTAAGCTTTGTGCTTGGTCAATAAACTCTTGACGATCTGCTGCGTGTTGAACTACCCAACGTTGGTCGATCTCCATAGACGTCTTAAACACGTCTTTCGCCCAATCATCTAAGATATCTAGGTGTTGAACTGAACCATCGTTTGCTATGATAGAAGACCAAACTTCATCGTATTTATCTCCTGCTTTATCTTTGAGTATCTTATCAAGGTACTGGTTCTTATGTAGATGAGATCCTGATAATGTATCTTGTCTATAAGCATTTGCTCTAAATGGTTCTATTGATGGGGAAGTATTACCCATAATGATAGAAGAGCTAGCATTGGGAGCAATAGCCATAAGATGACTAAACCTGTTTCCAGTGCCTTCGGCATCTGGCGCTTCTCCTCTTTCTTTTCCGAGTTGTTTGTTTGCTTTATCGAGACTCCCTCTAATATGTGCGAATATCTGCTTATTGAGTCCTGTAGCCATCGCGGACTCCCATGGGATATTCTTTCGCTGCAATAGAGCGTGCAAACCAAGAGCGCCAATACCAATAGACCGTTCGCGAGAAGCAGAATACTTAGCGCGCTTAATAACAGAAGGAGCATTGTCAATAAAGTGTTGTAACACATTATCCAACATCTCTGCAACGTCTTTAAGAAACAACTTATCATCTTTCCAATCATCATAATACTCCAAGTTTAAACTAGACAAACAACATACTGCTGTACGTTTTTCATTAGTAGGTAGGATGATCTCAGAACAAAGATTTGATTGATGTACTTGTAATCCTTTATCCTTCAACCATTGTGGCAACTTCCTATTAGACTCATCGATAAAGTGTAGGTACGGTTCACCCGTTTGCATACGAAGTTCTAATAGTTTTTGCCATAATTCTTTTGCTGATACTTTTTCTGTCACTATACCTGAGTGTGGGTCTTTTAGTTCCCATATATCATCAGCCGCTTCATCGATCATACATCTTTCGATGATCTCCATGAAACTATCTGGAATGTTTACACCATGATGTAAGTTCAAGCAACGCATGTTTTGGTCACCTGTTGGCTTACGCATCTCAAGGAACATTAAAATGTCAGGATGTGAAATATCCAGGTAAGCAGCATAACTGCCGCGACGAGTACGGCCTTGACGATAAGCAAGAGAGCTAGCATCATACATTTTAAGATGAGGCATAACGCCAGTAGACTTATCGTCAGCAGACCTAATTCCAAAGCCAATGCCAACACCACCACCAAGCATAGATAACCAATTAGTTTCACTTAAGTTCTCCACCAACCCTTCGGCCGTATCTTCAATAAAGTTTAAAAAACATGATATCGGTAAACCGCGTTTAGATCTACCAAACGATAAAACCGGTGTAGCATAGCTTAACCAATGCTTGCTACTATACTCATACAACCTTTGTGCGTGATATTTATCTGTTGCGAAATGATTTGATACGAACGCGAATCTTTCTTGTGGACTTTCTTCATTATCTGCCATGTATGATTCTTTTAACCTGATTATACCTAATTCATCGAATAACTGGTCCCGAGATAGGTCTATCTGAATTCCATTATCTAAAACTTTTTTCATTTAAACTCCGTGGGTGTATTTTTAAGGTAGGCTATTTGTATTTATATAGTGGCCATTTCAATGTTGTATGCAGATAGACACATATCTTTTAGTTGATATTGTGGCTGTAACAGGTTGAATCTATTACTAATTGCTAAAGAAGCAGGATCTCCAGCTCTACGACCCTCCATCTTTACGGTAAAGTCTTGACCCGTAACATCTTTCATGGTTTGAACTACTTCTTTGACCGAGTACCCTTTGCCCGAACCAATACATTCGTATGGTGTGTTAAAGGGACCATGCTTAATCGTATCACGAATAGCGTTAACAAGATCCACAACGTGAATATAATCCCTAACACAACTACCATCTGGTGTATCATAATCATCTCCATAAATGTTCATGTAATCCCTCTTACCTGCTGCGGCTTCTGCAGCAGTACGAATCAAGTGTGAGGATCTACCTACTTGTCTGTGCATACCATCAGAACCAGCAACATTAAAGAACCTAAATATAGTATAGTTCTTTGATCTTTCTTTGATGACATCTTCGGCAGCTACTTTAGATCTAGCATAAGGCGACTGAGCGTCAAATGCTCCAGCTGTCGATGCGAATATAAAGTGTGGTTCATGGTTGATGTTTTGTCTCAACATGTTTACTGTGCCACCAAGGTTTGTTGAGTAGTACTTTGTTGGGTATGCTACGCTCTCTTCGACTTGGATTAGCCCTGCAAGATGTACGATGACGTCATAGTCTTCATCACATATATGTTTAGTTACGTCTTTGATTAATATGCGATGGCAGTAACGAGACACTTTATCATTATGTTTCTTCCATTGTATATCAATCCCGGTAATCTTATGACCAGCTTCAAATAACACCTTTGCTAAGTGTGAGCCGATGTATCCTGTAACTCCTGTGATTAGTACTTTCAACACTTTCTCCACTGTGTAAATTTAAGCTTTGCTTCCATTCCTTGGAATGTATTTGTATTTATAGTGTCCATGATTGACTCGATAGTCTTACCAGCCATGATCATCTCATTGATATCTTTTTCTCTTACTGTGTCAGGCCATAGACATACTGTATAATTGGATTCAATCAACTTGTTTATGAACTTACATATCTCTTTAGACCTTGGTTCATTATCCATGATAAGCGTAGCATTGCTAGCTAATGATTTAATAGTTGGTGTATCAAATGATGCGCCTGAGACTGCTATACAGTTAGGCACAAATAAAGAATCGATAGGACCTTCTGTAACATATATCCTCTTAGAATAATCTACACGATCTAAAGCATAGATCTTCTCTTCTTTATCGTCTATCTTAATAGAGTAATACTTAGGTTGTTCACCGCCAAGTGCTCTAGCTTGAAACGCAAATACTTTACCATGTTCATTAAAGTATGGTATGACGATACGAGGATGATCGTCTTTGGTGTTTGTGAAATGAAACTTTACAGAATTAGTGTATGCTTTAAATGTATCTGTGTAATAAAGTAACTTCCATTTATCTTTAGGTATCTTACGTGATATAAGGTACTGTATTGCTGGATGACTGATAGGTAATACTTCTATCGGATCCAACTTATCTAATATATTATCTTTTAACTCAACGGAAACAGTAGGTGTCTCCAATTTAAGCTGGGCATGAGGTGTGTGGTGCGAAGTTGATTCTTTATATCTTTCTAACACGTATTCGTTATACATGATAGGATCTAATTGCTTTATCAAGTTACCTACAGAAGTTGATATACCACAATTATGGCACTTGTATACTAATCTATTATCATTTTTAAATACATATCCGCGAGCTTTTAAAGTATTTTTCTTTGAGTCACCACATATCGGACAACTAAAGTTCCAATAGTAGTCGGCTTTCTTTTTAAAGTTACGGAGTTTGTAGGAGATTTGTCCTACGTATTTAGAATCGATGTATAACATATAGTATAATTATATCTCAAATAACAATTAATGTACATTAATTTTTTCATTTCAATTTACCGTCATCTAAAGTAATATCCCATAGCTCTTCTACACTATGAAACATATGATCTAATTTAGTAGTATCATATCCATATTTGTTCAAGTGGTCTAATATCTGGTGATTGTAGGCAGGAGCAGTCTCAGTATGATGGTTATGGTGCCGATAAAAGCTATGTAACCTAAAGTGCCCGTTAGCGTGTTTGGTACTAAGTGCTAATACAGCACATGCACTATCACAGCGATCTAAACTATACCAATAGACTTGACCATGTTGATATAATGCATCCATACAATCAAATAAGTCATGACTGGTACCGCCTCTGCTTGATGCATAAAAATTTATGATGTCGTTTGGATTAGCCTTAACAATACGAATGATTTCATCGTACTCGTCACGATCTAAATGACCTTGAACTTTATAGTCACGATCTTTCATGTGCTTTACACCTAATTCTGTAGCACAGCCTTGAATGATGATAAAACTCATCACAGCTAATATCTTCAACATTGTCATAAGACCATTATATAATATAACTTAATTAAAGTATATTAATTTTCTAATATAGCTACTAATACTTTCTTACCTAATGGTTTAAATTGCATGATTATCCTTTAATAAGCCAAATATAACTGGCCATGATGTTTAAGAAAAAGAAGTAGATATTTTGGATAAATAGTGGTTTGTTTGGATGTACTTTATAGAAGTGATGTGTGAGTATGCCATGAGCAATAACAAAGCCTGGAAAAGCAAACCTCATGACAGGTAACTTTAAGGCTAATACGGTTCCGGATACTATGATAAGGATCGTAGAGATCCACTTGATATCAAAATACTTCATAATGTATTATATCCTATGTATTAATTAAAGTACAATTATCCAGCTTGTCTGGTTAGGTAATTAGCTCTGACTTTCTTAGGAGCAAATGCTTTGTTGATTGAGGAGATGACTACAGCATTATCAAACGGCTTGCATGAGAATACATCTATATAGACATCACCCGTAGAGTCAATGAAGTGTGCTACTATACTTGATGTTACTATGATCTGTACTGCTGTAAATCCTGCCTTGTCGGGAAACTCTGCTGCTGTATATTCGATACGAGGCTCACCAATAGGTTCCATATCTATATCTTTAACTAGAGTCTTAATCCAGTTATGAACATTATCATAACTCTTGATGCTAGGAACATCACATGCGTGACAGTCCAATATTAGATGATAACCCCAAAATTCATTAGTATTTTCCATGATATCCTTTATTATAAACTTAATGCTTGGTCTTGTTCTGTTCTTTGGTATACTGATAGTTTGTCTAAATAGCCTTGATTGCGTAGTTCTTTAAATACTAGGTTTTCGAATGAGAACTCTCCACCTTTCTTAATAGCAACTCCACGCATGTCTCTGAGTTTTTCTTTGAAGTGTTTTACTGAATCAATATCAACATGGCCTTTAATCATGTCGTCGATCATCTTCATATAGAACTTAACCTTCTTCTTAAGGTATGGGTCTTTCAACATATCATCACCAACAAATTCTGGCTTTGCTAGCCATTCATCCTTTGTCAATGAATAGACGCCTTGTTGTTTTGGATATTCAACCGATATATCTTGTGCATATGGTTCTAGCCCATATCCAAGAATGGTAATCTTATGTGCCATAGTCCACATCTGTTTCTTATCTTGTAGGTAGTCGTCTAGTAATGGGTTATCTTTAGATATTAAAGACTTATCAACAACCACATGTACATCAATGTCAGACTTATCAGTGTAATTGTAGTTAGCGTTTCCGCCGAGCATGATAACTTCTTTAACAGCTGACTTAGGAATCTTAGCATATTCTCTCCATACTTCTGCGAACTGTAATAGCTTTGCTCTGATCTGAGGTTTCAATACAAAGCCGTCCCATAACTTTGGATTTAACTGTTTATGGTATTGTAATTGAAGCTTTAATTCATTAAGGGTTTTCATTTATACAACTTATTAACTAGGTATCCAATAGCAAGTGCACCGCCAATAACTAACCAACGCCATACTTCTAATACTCGTACGCGGGCATCGATGCCTTTAAGCTTGTCTTCGATAGCAGCTTGGATCTTAGCATGGCCCTCTACACTACTACGCATAGATTCGTCCAACTTTGCATTGATCTCTTTAGCTATATTATCCATCTTTACATGAATATCTCGTATGTCGTCTTCGTTTCGCACGGTATCTTTCTCTATGACGTTTAATCTAGTATCATGCACTGCTAGTAACTTACTTACGTTATTGCTAACTTCTGTAAGCTTATCTATCGATATATCTAGTTTTTCGACTATACGTTCTAGCTGTTCTAAATCATTTGCCATTATAGATTCTTTCTTGTGAACTAACCCAGTCTTGTAACGCTTTCAATCTTTCTGATAACTGATGATAGTTATTATAGTTGATCGTTATTGTTTCTCCGATGGTAGAGAGTTTAGTTCCGCTGGCGGCTCCATCAACTCCTTGGGTGGAGTCGGGAACTTCATTTTTTGCGGCAGAATCGTGGAGCAAGACAAAAGATTTAGGCACAACGCAGTTAGCGTCAGCATCTTTAGTGATATATTTAGGGACTTCTTTAATAATGACATTACCTTTCTCCTTAACTACCTTTACTTTTTCAATATACTTTGTGACTACTTGTTTTGAATTCTTTTCAGATAATGCAACCTTACGATCCATATCTGCTTTTAGTTTAGCGGCTTCAGCTCTCCACTTCATCTCTGTACCATAACCA